TTACAATTGAGTCAGTAGTAAGCAAAGCGGAAATAAGCAAAGCGGAAATAAGCAAAGCGTCAGAAGTGGATGAAGAAGAAGCGTCAGAAGTGGATGAAGAAGAAGCGTCAGAAGTGGATGAACCTCACGTCTACAGAAAAAGGAGAATTAGTGAAGCAGAAGAAGTAGTAAGTGAAGCAGATGAATCAGAGGTAGAAGAAGTAGTAAGTGAAGCAGATGAATCTGAGGTAGAAGAAGTAGTAAGTGAATCAGAGGTAGAAGAAGTAGTAAGTGAATCTGAGGTAGAAATTTCAGACGAGGAATTAGAAGCGACTGAAATCAAGGTAACTGAAATCAATGCTGTAAATAAAGAACAAAAAGAAGAAGAGGAAGAGGATGAAGAAGTCTTTGAAATTGAAATTGACGATGTCACCTATTATGCCACCAGTGAAGAGAATGGTATCCTATATGCCGTTGAGGATGACGGCGAAGTTGGCAAGCAAGTTGGTGTTATCAAGGACGGCGAGCCAATTTTCTCTTAAACATGTAATGTAATTCTGAATTAAAATATAACAATAATATAAGTAAGTAAAATAATGTTAGATTCTATTTGTCCCCCTGCGCTCATTTATTTAGCATTCTCGTTAACACAAATTATTATAGACACGTTCAAAGGCTTATACAATACCGCATTTTTCAAATTCATTGTCATGGTAACAATTACATTTTTGCTAAACGCGTTGTGTCAAGGTGGTATGTCAATAATATCGTGGATAATTGTATTTATACCGTTTATTTTCATGACGGTAATAGTTACAATACTTTTATATGTATTTGGTCTAGATGCGGCAACAGGAACATTAAACTTCCAATGCTCTAATCCTAGTAGTAGCACTTGTACAAATTCTAGTACAAATCCTAGTACAAATTTGATTTATAGTAGCGGTAATTCAAATCTAATTTATAGTAGCACTAATACAAATACAAGTAATACTAATACAAGTACTAATACTGCCTCTAGTAGTACACCTACACCTAGCACAAGCACTACATTTGGTACCACAATTAGTTCAGACCCTCAATTCCAATAATTTATAATAAAAACTATTTAAACATTTATTATAAATTATACCATTACAATATATAATGTTTTATACATGCGTATTTACTGTTATTGCTTTAATATATAGCATAAATTTATATAAAAGTCATTATCCCAATGAGTTCGATATTATTGTAACACAAATTATATCATTTATTCAGCAAAATGAAACAATAAAACCTTATTTGCCATTATTAACAACAATGTGCTATAATGCTATTTATGCTTACAGTTTTTGTCAAATTACATTAAATAAGACAATAAAATTTATTGAACCCTATTTACAAGAAGGAATAAAAAATATTCATTTAAGAATTTTATATAATAAAAATTCAGATACAACAAAACTATTTACTATTGTAAATGCTAATATATATACTAGCTCTGATTCAAATTTAGTTGTAATAAAGTCACCAATGCCAAAAAATGACATGATTATTCTAGACAAAGTTCCTGACAACCTTGAAAATATTACATATGAGCCCTCTATGTCACACATTTTGTCATTGTATTTGAAAATGATTACCAATGATAATGAAACCAATTATAATATACAATTGTCTTCAGATACAATGAACTTTTATGTAGTTGGTAATGTCTTTAATACAAACTTTTTCAAATATTACTTAGAGAATGTGTTGAATGTTAAAATAGATAATGACACCAATAAACCATTTACTTATAAATTAGAGCTGATGGACCAGAATGTGTCAATGGTATATTTAAATGAGACACAGAGTATTGTTATAAAGAAGTACGGATATGAAATATTAGAAAGTTCTTTGATAAAGAATCAAGAAATAAAGAATGATAAACCAGGATTAGACGCATCCACTATTTGTTACTAATTAAATACAAATGAAAATTACTTAAAAAAATTGATTTAATATAAGTATAATGGTGACTCCGGAAAAAGCAATAACAATGGACCTTGAAACCAGCAACAATTCCAATTCCAATTCCAATTCTAGTACCGATTCTAATAACACTAGTAGCAAGATGACATCATTCTTACCCCTCAAAAAGAGATGGAATTTATGGGCACATTTGCCACAAGATAGTGATTGGTCAACAAAGAGTTACAAACAAATATACACATTTACAACTGTAGAAGAAACAATTGCGATTACTGAGAGTCTACCTGACCCGTTAATTAAGAATTGTATGCTGTTTATTATGCAAGAGGGGATTATTCCTATGTGGGAAGACCCAAAAAATAGACACGGTGGATGCTTTTCATATAAGGTGTCAAATAAAAATGTTTGTGATGTTTGGAGAGAGCTAACTTATATGTTAGTTGGAGAAAGTGTGAGTAACAATGTGTTGTTTGTTAACGCTGTAACCGGTATTACTATTTCACCTAAGAAGAATTTCTGTATAGTCAAAATCTGGATGACTAGTTGCGACCATCAAAACCCTGGAATAGTTACAACAGATATAAATTGGCTGGTCTCACAAGGCTGTTTGTTTAAGAAGCATAGCCCGGAATTCTAGAAGCTGTAGAAGCGACAGATAATATAAAATATAAAACCCATTTAAAAATTTAGCAATAATTAAAATATAATACAATGAAGTATCCTTTTATTATATTTTACCGCAGTAATTCTAACGCAGTATATGACAAGTTTTTTTTTGATAACAATGCGAAACTAAATTGTACTGTCCAAATAACTAACAAACTTGTCAATATAAATAAAATATACAGCGCCAATTACCATCTATTAATAACATTGGATGACGATGTTAATACTAATATTTATATTGAGGCTTTACATGACAAAAAGTTGCTCAAGCTAACAAAAACTGATTTTCTAGATGTCGCATTTTTTAATTCTATTGTAAATAACAAATATATTTTAAATTGCTCCTTAGACAGGTGCTATTTGAGACCAGTTTTTTCTCTTTTCACAACATCATTCAACTCCTACGACAAAATCATTCGCGCATATAATAGCATTAAACGACAGACACTTATGAATTGGGAATGGATTATTCTGGACGATTCACCTGATGACGACCATTTCCAGTTTTTAAGAGAGAATTTAACACACGATTGCCGTATTAGGTTGTATCGTCGTAGCGAAAATAGTGGCAGTATTGGTAATGTAAAGAACGAAGCAGTGGCTCTGTGTCGCGGCAAATATGTTCTAGAGATGGATCATGATGATGAAATATTGCCAACTGTTCTAGAAGACGCAACAATAGTATTTACTAAAGACGGAGAAAAAGAAGAAATTGGATTTATATACATGGACTTCATCAACATCTATGAAAACGGTGACAATTTTCGCTATGGTGACAATATTTGTAAAGGATATGGCTCTTATTATTGCCAAAAATACAATGACAAATGGGTCTACGTATACAATACGCCCAATATTAATAATATAACATTATCGCATCTAGTTTGTTGCCCAAATCATCCACGAATCTGGCGCCACAACCTGCTTCTGAAAATTGGCAATTATTGCGAACATTTGCCTATTTGCGACGACTATGAGATTCTTCTTAGAACCGCAATTAACACAAAGATGGCAAAAATTCCGAAACTAGGTTATGTCCAATACATGAACAACTCCAATAACAATTTCTCTTTAATCAGGAACGTAGAAATAAACCGAATTGGACCACAATATATTAGCCCAATTTATTACGAGGAATATAGAATTGCCGATAAGATGGAAACTCTAGACGCATATGAGAAACCAACTACGGAAGATTCAAAAAACAATGTACAAATATGGTTAAGAGACACTGAAACATATGTTCATAAATATTGTAATTTGTTAGTTAATATTGATTTTGAGAAACAAATTTGTATCATTGGTCTAGATAGTCTTATTTTAAACTTGGAATATATACAGACATTGTATAATAATAAAGGCAATAATAACAACCAATCAGGAATGGCATTCGACTTCATTTTGTTAGATAATAAATGCCCAATTGAGTATTTGTGGAAGCAATTAGATGTCTACGGCTTCGACAAAATGAAATGTTATTCTTTAATAGATGTTTCTTCAGATTTGTTAGTTAGTTACTTTAAAACAATGTATTTATCAACTGAACAATATGAAATTATAAACAATGGTTATATTGATAGACCTAAATACAACTCGGGGTTTTCAAATAGGAGTCAAGTAATTAATTCTTTGACAAAAACGGATGCTAAGTATTTGGAAATTGGAGTGGAATATGGTCAGACGTTTTTACAAACGCATTTTAAGGATGAGAATAAGACAGGAGTAGACCCGGACCCAAAATTTGATATTATAGGCAAGAAATTCAACTTTATAAAGGCAACATCAGATGATTTTTTCAAGACTTTTTTTGAATATTTATTGACGGAATGCATCAGTCCGAGTATTTTATAAGAGACTTCAATAACAGCGTCAAAGCTTTAAAAAATAACGGCTCTATATTTATTGATGATATTTTGCCACTAACCTACAATGAACAGCTTAAAATTCCCAGGAAACACTATTATGAAAACGGTATATTAAAGTATGGTGAAGAATGGACTGGTGATATTTGGAAAGTAGTATATCATATTTTGAAGAACTATTCACACAATTTATTATTAGAAGAAACAAAATATTTTTACAATGCGAGTTACAGAGGCGTTTTACATCTAAAGTTGAAAGAAGCATTTGAAATATCAGATTCGGAATCAGAAATGACTACAATCAATGGCTACAAT